CTGACGGTGTTCTTGTGAACGGCTACGTTTCCGAGAGAACGCCCGTCACCAAGCACGCCGTCATCGCTCTTGGAAATGGCTGCCGTGGCGGCGAAGGACTTGGCGAGGTCAAGGTCGCCTTCAAGGACCGCGAGAGCGTTCTTTGCGTCCTCAAGATGCTTTCCCACATCATCCATGTTGTTGTGAACAATTGCTTGCTGCATGGCTTCCATGCTCGCAACCGCACGACGAGCCATGGGGTCCATTTTCTGAATCAAGCCAAAATCGAGGAAACCTTCAGTCATCTCAACCAATCCTTCGGAGGACGCTATCGCTCATGAATGTTCCGTCATTTCATGTGCCCATGCGCCGGTCCATGTTGTTCAAGCGTTCGTCCACATTTCGTTCTTCAGGTGACTTCTCAGAGTCGCGCCGGTCTTGGACGGTTTGGCTCATGTGATGTTCTCCCTCAAAGCGATTCACGCGGTCGGGCGATTGGCCCGCACTGCGCCGACTCTTGAGGCCCAATTGCGCATATCCTTGGCGGCGAAGAGGTGTGAGGTCTGTGCCGTTCGTGGTGGTCAGTGCTTCGGGCACAGGGACGGCACCGTGAACGGCGTCATTTACGATGCGCTTTACGAGATCGTCAGCGGTTGACGCGGGGTTCCAATCGCTTGTTTGCACAGGACCTCCACCCGGTGGTGCCGGACCACCTTCAGGTCCCGGTCCCATTTGTGGCGGTGGGGGCGGTGCTTCCTTGAAGTCGAAGTGCAGATAACCATCATCGTCACGCAGCCGCGCATCATAGCCCGCCTGCTTCATTTGCAGCATGTTGCGAATCGCCATCTCGTCGCGGCGCATCTGCATGATTTCGTCTTCCTCTTCGTGAGGGTTCAGAACCATTTCCCATTCATCAATTTGGAACGCAGCAAGAAGGGTAGGGAACAAACGACCGTTGTAGAGGTTCTGACTGGCTGCAAGGGCGCGGTTTGTGACCACAATCTGCATACCTTCGTTGTTCAGCCCACCCCCACTCACGTCATTCATGAACACGTTCGACACACCATAGAAGGATGAAATGCGCTGCCTAATATCGTCCTTGATTGGGATGTATTGCAGTTCCTCCAAGGTGTCCATCATACGAACGTATTCCAATCCACCCCGCCCGCTCTCCGTTTCAACACCAACGGTGGGGATGTATTGTGGGTCGCGCTCAAGATGTTCCTGAATGTTGCGAGCCGTGCGCTCAACCGTTTCAAGGTTGGACGACTTGATGACCATAACACCGCGAGGCATCCGCCGCTTCTGATACGCCGCATACACATAATTGTCCATAGCAATTAGCGTATTCACTTGACGCCACAGGGTCGCAACGGGCGAACGCCCATACAACTTGGAAGGGGACCATTTGCTGAGATGAATGACTTCGCCTTCAGTGTAGACCTGACCCGACCCCACGCCTGCGAGGTTCATGTAGTGGATGGGAACGACGGGAAGGCCAGTCTTCGGGCACTTCTCGTCTTTGTCGCTTGTGCGGAATGACCTATCAAGCAGACTCGTGTATTGCTTCCCACCCTTGACACCGCGCTTGTCCGCGACAATGCGCATGAAGATGGGGTCAGCGCGAGTAATTTCCTTGATTCGGTAGAACTGTGGCTTCCCCGTGTTTGGATCGACGAAGTATTCCTTGGTGAGAATGATGTAAGCGTCGTCCACGATATTGAGGTCCATTTCGATTTCGCGCATGACTTCAAGGAAAGACTGACCCATTCGGTTGTCTTCGTCAAGCAACGCCTCAGCATATTCCAATTGCGCCTTATCGGCAGGGCGCACCTCTCCCCCGCACTTCGTGCAATTGTCCACGTCCTTTTTGTGCTCATGGTCACAAGAACGGCACTTTTTCACGAACTTGGGTCGCCACTGCCACCCCTTCCTGAATGTCTCTGTCGCCAAATGGTTCAGAATAGAACGAAGGACGAGGCATTCAAACGCAGCAGCATAGAGGGCGGGAATGGTGATGCCTTGCAGCAAAGCCGGTTCCTGCACACCAGTGGTGAACAGGGGCATTTGGGGAGTTGGCGTTTCGTGCCGCTCCATGTCTACGCCGATTGCCGCAAAAAGACGATCGACACGCTTCTTCTCACTGACCATCGTTTAGCCCCCTTCGCGTCAATTCGCCTTCGCTAACGCCCCAAGACTTGAGCAGTGACACTTGCGTGTGCGGGCCTGCCGTTTGATAGGCGATAAATCGAGCAGCCCATGCGTCACCGTTCACACACCGGAGCAGCAAATCGGCTTCGGGCTTTGCGTTTGTGAGGTGGGGAAGGGACACTTCGCAGGCTTTCAACACGGCCCGGTCGCCTTCGATGACGAACTGATTGCCCTCCCACATGATGTTGCCCACACCCAACGTATGCTTCAACACGTCGGCATAATCCCCCCCACGTTTTGAGTCGAACGGCAGGATGAGGCGCGGGGCATTAAGAGGCGTCATGCCGATTTCTCCGCTCATATCCCACAAATTGGCGATGAACCTATCCACAGTCTTGAGCAGAATGGGAGGTTTGGTGCAACCATAGTAAAACGAGCGATCGTCAGCACGCCGACCTTTGCCTACCGTATGAATGTCGTAAAGGAAACCATGCGACTTGATGAGAGATGAAATCTCGCCCGACGTGCCTTGAAGGCCGTGCGAGGTCATGGTTTGCACATTCATGTCCCCGTATTCGCCAATCAGTTCGGCAGCCTTTGTGAGAATGCCTCGCTCACGACGACTCAAGCGAGATTCTGCACTGAGTCGGTCGCCCCATTCTTTCCATACCATTTCCCGCTCTTCGTTCGTTTTCGCTCGTCGGGATGCAGCAACCGCTTTTCTGAAGGGCAGTTCCAAACGGTCAGCATGTTGCGCGAGCATGGCGAAATCATGGTCGCGGACCGAAATGTGTCCCCAATCTTCCGCCTTCCACCAATCGAAATCAGACAGAATGGCGTCCTGCTCCTGCTTTAGCAGATTGAGCAAACGAGGCACCATATCTCCCTCTCCATTCTCTTCCATGATTTTGATGATGGCCTCGCCGTCCACTCCGAAGTTGTCGATGAAGAAGGTCTTAGACACGCCCACGCGCGGGGGCGCGTTCGTTCCCGGTTGTTCGGTCGGGACGCCTGCGTTGGCGTTGCCGGTGAGGCCAGTGATTTGCGAACCGGCGGTAGCCTCCGGTGGTCGCTCTTCCGTCGGGTTTTTCTCGGCCTCGCTCTGCTCCCGACGTGCATCGGCAAGTTCTTTCGTCTTTTCTGCGACCTTATCCTTGGCGGCACTCGCCGCCATAGAACCGCCAACTCGGAGGGCTGCGGCAGCCAACGGGGCCAATTTCAGGAGGGTTGCCATATCAGAAGCAGACGTTTCAATTCTCATGCAGCCCACCCCAAGCGTCGTGTCCATTCGGATCCGTCAAGCACTACGATGGCGTCTTTGAACTCCTTCGTGGCCTGCACTGCGAGAGCGAGGGCCATAACGGTGTCGTCGTGTTTGCCGAGAGATTCCATTTTCCCGTTAGGAAGCATGGTGAACATGGACAATTCATTCGTCAGCACGTCCATGAGACGACGTGTTGCTCCATCGTCCTTGTATGGGAGAATCAAATGCCGTTGTTCAAAGTGCAATTGCAGCGTGTGAATGACCGCTTCCTTCTTCATGCGACTCATGGTGAATGGCTTGACGGGCAAGTCGCTGATTTCCTTTAGCACCTGATGGAATGCTTGAGCGAAGTTGTTCGTTTCCAATTCGATGATGACGGGGTTATAGCGCGTGTTCAGTTCTATGATTTTGTCGATTTGCGAACTGAAGTCCATACCCTTCTCGCGGTGCATCCACACCACGCGCTTGTGCTTGTTCTCGTCTACGGCGAGCACAACCATACAGGTGTAGTCAGCAGAACGGTCAGGGCTAATTGCAGGATCCCAACCGACGTAGTAATTGACTTCTTCGCGGTCTTCTTCCGGTATCGAATACGGATCGAATTGGAATGCCCATGATGTGTCTTTGCATGGTTCAACCATTTCTTCGGGGAAGAGGCTCGCATCACTGGCGATTGGGCGGCACAAGTATTCGCGCGTGAACGCGATAGAAGTCATTTCGCTACGTCGTGCTTGAAGGGCCTCAAGGCTCCAACGCTCAGGCCACAATGGGTCGCCTGTTTGTTCGCTGATAGCCGGATATTCCTTAACCGCATATCCCTTGAGCGTCTTCAATTCTTGATAGAGGTCGGTGTAGGAGAAAGGCGTGCCGACAATGCACATCTGTGCCGTGTGGTGAAGCACGGGTAGGAGGGCGGTGTAGAACCACGAGGATATGTGGGCTAATTGCGTGGATGCTTCGGACGACAGAATGTCGTCAAGCACCACAATGTCGGGGTGGGCACCACGGACCGCTTTACCAACGGACATGGCCGAAATCGAGGACTTGTTCGTCATCTTGAACTTCTGCTTAGCCCACCCTCGCTTCGGCTTCAGGTGCGCAAGCACAGGCGTAGACATGATGAGTTCGTCCATCTTTGCCATGTGATCGATAGACTGATGCTGACTGTGTGAAAAGAATAGGACCTCCGTTCCGGGGGTATAAGCCATCTTCCACAAGAGATACACACGATAGAACACGGATTTGCCGTGGTCACGGGATGCAATCACACAGGTTTTGTTGTGGTTCTCTGATAGGTTGAACCACTCTTCGTGAAAGTCGGCCAATTGGTAGCCTTCTTCCTTTCCGCAGATTTCCTCAAAGAAGAATTTGAACGAACGACGGCCCATCTCCCAATCGACGTTGTTCGTCAATTTGAGAACGGCCTCGCCGCTCATTGGAGATCACCCTGCGACCAACCATTGGGCAGCAGGGAATAATCCGCTGAGGTGTCGGGCTGCTGCTCCTTCAAAAGACGAGCCCGAAGACTTTCGGGGAGCAAAGAGAAGTCGTCGTTTGACGCCTTCTTTCCGTAATTTGGTTCAAGGACCGCATAATTGCCTTGTTCCCCCTCTCGCTCCGAGATTTGGCCCTGAGAGCGAAGCCGGTCCATTTCCTTTCGACTCACATAGCCCTTCTGCTCAAAACCGGCTCCTTCACGGGGATTGTCCCAATGAACCTCTTCGGTAGCACCCTCCAATCCCTTCGACCTGAATGGGATGCGCGTTCCGCCCG